ATCATATGGTTAGAGTTTTGAGGGGTGTATGTATGAGTCCTGAGATGTGGGTACAAATCGGAATCCAAGCGTTTATCACGACGGTCAGCATTGGTGCTGCATGGGTAGCACTACAGGTCAGGCTGACGCGCCTAGAGACTCAGGTGGCACACATCATCTCGACACTCGACGGACAACAGCAGGAAGTGCGCCGCATCGAGCAACGGCTCGGTAAACTTGAAAACAAGGTTTCAGCGCTGGAGGCAATCATACAAAGATGAATAGCATATCAATCGGTCGGCTGGTCGTGGTTGTCTTGATCGCATTCGTGGCGAGCTTCTCCACCGTGTTCGGCGATGGCATCCGCACAGCTGAAGCACACGACATTTCCGAGCTCGGCGCAGTGATGGCGGTCTACGGCGGCAAGGCTGTAGCGGCTGGTGTCTCTGCTGCGATGAGTGCTGCGCTCGCGTTCTTGACAATGCCTTTCAAGGGTACGGGAATCAATGCACTGAAGGTGGGCAAATAATGGTCTATCAAAACGTACGCATTGAACAGCAACTCACACCGACATATGACTGGCTGGTGTTCGGTGAAATCTACACCGATGATGGCGTGTTCGTTGCTGACTTTGGGCCTAATGGGACAAGTGTATTCCAGTGGTTTCCACAGCAGGACTACCAATTTCAATATGACCTTGTCATGCGTTTTGTACCGTTGATGGGTGCAGAGATTGTGAATGGAACGGCTGAATAATGGCAACCGCATACGTTAGTTCATCTGGCTCTGCTGCCTATCCCGGCACTGTCAACGCTCCTACATCGTTGGCTACAGCGTTCTCAACTGCTGGAGCAGGTGACATTGTCTACATTGCTCCCGGCACTTATCGTGGCACGTTTACACTTGGTGTATCTGGCACAGCAGGAAACACAATCCAGTTCATCGGAGACGCTGCCGCAACTCAAGCCATCAGCGGAATCGCACCCGGTATTGTACGCATTACAAACATAATAACGGACACAGCATTCCCGACTAACGCTACGATGCTAACCGCTACGAGTCGCAGTTACTGGAGTTTTGAAGGCATCTATTTTGAAGGCTACGGAACGACAATCAATCAGGCTGCTTTATCATTAGTGACGTGTGCAAACTTTAGTTTTACAAAATGCACATTTGGTAATTTCAGACAAACATCGGTAAGCATGACAACATCAGCGGGTGTAGCGGTCAACGCATCATTCTCTAAATGTACATTTGCGACTGGGTCAACTGCTATTGCGTTTGGTGCTCCAACGCATAGCGGTAACTATAGTGTTGGCTTGACATTAACGGATTGTTTTGCATTAGGCAATTTAATTGCAATGTCTGCTAGTGTAGGTGGGTCTACTAGTACTAATGGCGGCAATGTTGTAATTTATAACTGCGCTGGATTAGGTAATAGTACACCATTACTTTTGTATAGTTCAAATACCGCTGTTCCATCTGTTGTGCGGAACTCTATATTCCTTGCCTACAATGGTTTTGTGCACGGCGGAACTGTTGGCTCATGTGATGAAGATTACAATGTTATATTCGGTGATTATTTCGGTATGAACGTAGGTGCTAACACGATTCGTGGTGGCACGATTGGTCTTGACTACGGATACTCCGCACTCACCGGTATTCCTTCACCTTCATTCTTCGGGCCTTATCTAGGTAGTCGTGCAATCGCAAACGGTGTTGTATCTGGCGCACCTGCGACTGATATCGATGGTGTACCTTGGTATCAAACAACACCAGACCGAGCAAGTTACACCTATGCTGGTCGAAATAATGTGATTCGATTCTTCAATCCGTCTGATACCAATAGCATCACAATCGCTCCCGGTAGCACCTCCCAAAGCATCGAACTCTACCTAGGTGCTACAGGCCTCACAGCCTCTACCTCCGGTCTCTCAGCTCGCTACAACCGCACACGCACAGCCAGCGTATCTATCCCGCTGGTAGCCCGTACAATCGCTCAGGCGTGGACAGCAGGCGGATTTGCCGAGGTAGACGCAACCAACATGCCGGGCGTGTATCGCCTTGACGTGCCCGATGCCGCCTTGGCTGCTGGTGCTGATGATGTCACTATTGTGGTGCGTGGCGCAAGCGGTACGAACGGCGCGGTCATGACGGTCAAGCTGTCCTCTGGTGGATTGACATCTGCACAGACTGCGTCGGCTGTCTGGGATGCGGCGACTGCTTCGTACACGTCGAATGGGTCATTCGGCTTGAACGTGCTTCGTGCAGATCAGCAGAACAAAGCAGGAAATGTCACGCTTCATTCGTCTGGCAACGTCAATCGTGTCGATGCTGATGTTCATGCAATCGCAAACGATGCAGACGCCGCCACTGAGCTGAAGGGAGCTCTCCTGCACAATGGAACCGACTACATCTCCGCAGATCTGTTGACGCCTGTGTCAGCTGCAACGAGCGTACACATCGGACCTTATCAACTCCTGGCTGATGGCTTAGGCGCTGACCAGCCGCTCGATGTCAATGTCGGCACAGCGACCAGCATCGATGTCCAGGTAACAGACGCGAACGGCACTGGCATCGACATCACTGGTGCGACAGTCAGTGCGAAGGTATACAACTCTGGTGGAACGCTGGTCGCGACCTACAGCGGCACTGCGACGTATGCGGACAATGGTCGACTGTCCTTCGGTCTTACGACTACAGTGACAGCGACGTCAGGCACGTACACCGTGACGGTGACCAGGACAACAGGTGCAACGGATACGCAGATCTTTGGACCATTGCGATTGTATGTGAGGCCAGTATGAGTGTAAATATCCTACAGATAACAGAAGACCCGGAACAGGTCACGCAGATCGCGGCCTGGACTGGCGACTGGCACACGTACGTCGTGCGCCTGGTCGATGAGAACGGTAGTCCGATTGACATCACTACAGGTACTCTCAGCGCCACGTACACGAACGCTGCGACAGGAGTGGCGTATTCCTTCGTGACTGGTTCCGTGACGCTCACAAAGTCACTGTCGTCACAAGGCATCGTCACGATACTGAACCCCGCTGCATACCCGACAGCAGCTGTGATCCGCTTGACATTGTCGTTCACCGTGTCGACAACGGTGCGACGCTTCGGTCCACTGCTCATCGAGGTACTTGCACCGTGACCGTCAAGGTCGACCTGTCTGGCTTCGACGACGCGGAGAAGCGTTTTCGCATGTTATCTGTATTTCTCGAGAAGGCTGTGAAGGCTTCGTACACGGGAATGATTGCATTGATGACAGGCGCGAAGTCTGGTCGTACCTACAAGATCGGCAAGCGGTCGTATCAAGCATCCGCGCCAGGACAAGCACCAGCGGTGCGAACTGGATTCCTGCGGACATCGATCACAATCGGCAAGGTGAACGACTACGAGTACATCATCAGCATCGCAGCGCCTTATGGCAAGATACTCGAGTTCCAGATGAATCGTCCATTCGCTATCCCTGCCAGCACGAAGGCATGGACAGTGTTCCAGGGTGTAATAGGGAAGTACTTCAATGGTTGAATCACTGGTCGTCGACGAGTGGATTTACGACACGCTCACAGCTGACGACACGCTACAGGGACTGCTGGCGGTAGACAATCGGGCGCCTTCGTACCAGCAGGGCATATACCTATACTTTGCACCTGAGAAGGACCCGATCAGTCTGCGACAGCCACAGGTGCCGTACATCGTCGTGCGTCATACAGACTCTGGACAGACCGACACGACATCGGTGTGTGGTGGCCGTATCGTGACCACGTCAAGCCATCAGGTGTGGTGCTGGGACACGCAGTCTGGTGCTGTCTCGATGGCACGCATCAAGGGCATCGTGGACCGTATTGACACGCTTCTGAATAATCAGTCGGTAAACTCGACCACTCCTGTCTTCTTTCTCAATCGTCAATCGGTCAGTTCATCAATCGACGTGTCCCAGGATGGACGTGTCGACAATGGCATTGTCCAGTTGTATGTCGCCACAATAACACCATAGAGGTATCTTTCACATGGCTCGTCCACTACTTGCAAAAGACGTCACACTGACGATCACTTTCACCGCAGCTGCTCTAACCGGCGACACGATTGCGCTTCCGACAACGACAGCGACCAGCATCGTCTGTTTGGCGAAGTCGTTCAGCACGACCATCACACAGAACATGGTCAATGCCACGGCACTCTGCGCGACATTTGAGGCATCACTTCCAACGACACAGGCTGGCACTGTGAACCTGGAGCTGTACATCGACAACACGACTGGTCCACTCTTCGTTAGCAAACTCGGATTCGGTTGCGAGATTGACGTCGACCTCGATGGCGCTGCGTCTGTTGCTGGCAACGTGGTCAAGTATTTTGGTATGGTCACAGAAGCAGGGCTGTCCCTGACTCCGGAAGAAACACAGACCGAAACCGCGACCATCAAACTTGGCGTGTCCGGAATCACTGGTCTGTCAGGATCATAATTTGAGCTCAATCTTTGACAACATCCCAAAACTAGAGGGTCGACCTAATTACAGTGTCGACATCGAGCGCTTCATCGGTGCACCTGGTTCGTTCACATTCCGTGAACCGAAGGCATCCGATCTGTTTCCTCGACCTGAAGTTCAGAAGGCGCTGAAGATTGCATTCCCTGAGTTTCCGGACCAGATGCTCCAGATTCTGATGATCATGGCACGATGCTATGTGATTCAGCCTGGAGACGGTGAAATCAATCCTGGACGCCGCTTCGCGCAGCTGGCTCGCGATCGCTCCGACATCTATCTCTATGTAGTCGGAGAGTTCGCCAAAGCGTTCCCTATTGACATCGAAGCAGCGGTAGACGAAATCCCAAACGACTAGGCGGGGTGGCGCAGAAGATTCTCTACTGTTCGGTGAGACACCTGAAGCGTCATCCCAGCGAGACCGATTTGAGCCTGGACCAGTTCGCCGAAGTCGCATGGGCTGGTGAAGTCTGGGAAAATCAAATCGTTGAGATCGTCAAGGCCGTGATGTCGGTGCTGGCGAAAAGGACTATCTAATGGCGCTAGGCATCTTCGATATCGTTTTCAAAGTTACAGGCGCCGGCGATGCTGTTCAGTCGCTGAAGAACATCAAGACCGAAGCAAAGTCAGCGGCTGACAGCCTGGACAAAACTAAGCAGTCTACTGAGACACTTGGTAAGCAGTTTCAAGGTCTTCTCGCAGGAGCGGCCATCGCTGGCTTTGCAAAGTCTGCCCTCGATGCAGCTGTTAGTTACGATTCACTACAGCGTGCATTAGCGACTACGGTAGGCTCGACATCTGAACTGACTGAAGAGATGGACCGGCTCCGGAAGATTGCACTCCTTCCAGGCATCAATCTAGAGCAGACTGTGAAGGGATTCATCCGCCTGAGATCTGCGAAGTTTGACGCCAATACAGCAGAGAAGGCATTGATGGGTGTCGCGAATGCAGTGGCATCTGTCGGTGCATCTGCCGATACAGTCGATCGTGTCATCACGGCGATGTCGCAGCTCGCAAACGGAACGCAAGTAAACCAGGAAGAACTGAACCAACTTCGTGAAGCATTGCCATCGTTTGGAAAAGCGATGGATGCGGCATTCGGAACACAGAACGCAGAGAAGATTCGAGCGATGGGCATCAGTGGTGCAGATGCAGCGAAGCGTATTGCTGATGCATTCAATGCTATGCCGAAGGCATCTGCTGGTCTTCAGACGGCTGTTGACAACGTAGCAGACACATACAATCAGTTGCAGGTCGCAGTTGGCAATGTCATGGCTTCGATGCTTATTGCATTCGGTCCGACTGTTACGACTGCACTTGAAGGAACGACCAAACTTATTCAAGAAATGACCAAAGCAGGAACAGCCGCAAATGCGATGTTCAAGGTGTTGATCGGCATTGGTCTCGCTGCTTTTATTGTCGACGTGTCTGTCAAGTTTGGAATGTTCGTCAAGGCAATCTATGCGACAGTAACCGCACTTCGCGCATTGACAATCGCTGAGATTGTAGCGAAGGCAGCTGCAAATCCAGCGGCAGCAGCCGCATCGATTGCGGGAATCGTTGCTGCTACTGGTCTAACAATTGGCGCATTTGCCATCATGGACAAGATGTTCAAAACACCAGGTGTTCCACAGGTCGAAGCCAGTGGTAACACGAAGGGTTCACCACTTGCACCATTGCCACAAATGTCTGGTATAGGTGCGGCAGCAGACACAGCTGCGAAGGCTGGCAAATCCACAGAAGGCAAGGGCGGCGGACTCATCAACACGATGGTAGACATCGCGGCATATGCAGCTAGGATGCAAGCGGCATTCGTGGACATGGCGAAGTCAATGGAAGGACATCTCTTCGAGATCGCGAAGAACACCGGCTCCACTCGAGACCTGCTCGACCTTCGGAAGCAGACCTTTGGTGGCGGACGCCTGGGCGCCATCGGTGTCACGGCTTCGGAACTTAATGCTGGCAACAACGCGACGAACCAGGGTGGCGTCGGCATCATTCCACAGACACTGATTCCGGCATCGACCGACCTCGAGCGAGCGATGCGGAAGATGATGATTCAACAGGGTCGACAGAATCTCGTCACTGAGATGAGGAGAATCTAATGGCGACTAACTGGCCACTAAAAGTCGAAGTTGACTGTCCTGAGCCACGTCCTGACCTAGGACGGGTATGTGTTGGTGCTGACGGAACTTCATGGGACCGTGCAAACTCTACCGGTTGGTTCGATAGTGTTACAAACACGGCTATGCCGGCACCTCTCCCTGTAACCGAAGGCTGGTCCAGCAACTACAGCGGACTCTATGCGCGTGTGCCACGAAGCGCCTACACGCTCGTCACAGGGTCTGTCTGGAAGCAGATGGAGATCAATGCGGCTGGCGATTATTACCTCACAGCGACGACACTCGGAACCGCGAATGCGGAGTATGTCAAAACGACTGCGTCGTACGTTGCGAATCAGGGCTGGTACATTTCCGCCTATGTCCCGAACTGGGTCGACAAATCATCACTACCATTCCTTCGAGTGCAGTGGGGCTATGGATCCGCATCGACAGTCGAGCTCGTTTTTCGTGGTGACGGAAGTTGCATCGTTTACAAGAACGGCATCCAGAAGGGCGTCTACGACCAGAATGATACGAACAAGAATCCTGGTCGAAGCGTAACCACGGCGTCGTCTGTTGGTCAGCGTCAGGTCAGCCTGATGATGATTCCATTCAAACGTCGCGAGCTTCTTGTGACATCTACGTTCGGTGCTAACTTCTCACACACCTTCGAGGATCTCAATGATGTCGAGGGAAACGTGATCGTGCCATCTGGTTCATTCGCCTGGAAGGTGCCATACGGTAGACCGACAGTGCAGATTGCACCTGTCGCATACGAGACGACTGGAATCTTTTATTCCAAAAACATCACGCTGCGTTATCCTCCACCGGTTGGTGCGACCTTCGTTCCACAGATCTGGGGCGATGTCGTTGGAACCTCAGCAGGTACTGTCACGACAGCAGTCGCTGTGACGGATGGTTTTAGTGCATACACGCCTGATGGTGTCATCCAGAACCTTCGCATCAAGGTCACTATAACGACGCCGAGTCCATACACGCAGACGTATGGTCTTTCGGCAGCGATGGCAAGCAGTACACCGGCGGCGACGTCCACATACAATGGTCCAGTCGACATCACACAGTACATCGACAACCTCACCCTGAGTGTCGACGAGACATCACGCACCACGCTGAAGATGAGCGCCAGACGTCAGAAGCTCCTCGATGCTGGCGTGGCACAGCCACAGATCACAGGTGACCGACCTATTCGTGTGGCGATCTCTGACAGTGCTACACCCACACCTGTCTACACGGATATCTTTCGAGGCACACTGGCGCCTCCGCAAATCCAGTATGAGCAGGGTGATACGAGTCTCAAGTTCTCGACGCTACAGTTTGAGGGGCAGGATCGTTCGCGTGACTTTGAGCTGTATTACTTCCAGGACGGAATCCTCTACGATGGATACACCGCAGAGAATGCCATCGGTGACATGATGACCATGGCTGGATATCCTCCGGCAACTTACCTTGTATACGAAGACGCGCTTGGTATCGAGATCTCACGTAGTCCAGACATCGCCAGGGGATATTCCAACTTTGTGCCGCAACGCGGCGACACCGTCGCTTCGATGATTGGCAAGTTAAAGACTGACTACGCTGCGACATTTATCACTGGATGGTCTCCGACATCGAGCGGCTACAAATACCAGTGGTCGAATCCGTTTGACTTATCATCGGCTAGTGTGATGACTTTGTATCAGAGTGTCCCGGCAGCAACTGCGGCTGGAGTCACTGCTGCGCTCCGTGAGAAGCGCGTGGTCCGAAAGATGACCGCGCATTATGAATCTCCAGAATGCAATCAGATCACCGTCATTGGCCAGGATCCGAGGACTGGCGATCTCATTTATTCATATGACGCTGACGATGCGAGTCAGACGGCTGGCACTGCTCCAGCGTCCAGGCCCTACAACTGGAGGGGTAGACCTGTCCCCTACATCTTGTCCGATCCAAGCATCACATCGGGCGCTGTGGCTTATCAGGCTATGCTGGCACTGAAAGACCGACTGATGACAGGCCGCATCCTGATCGAGTGGGAGAGCGACTTTCTGGTCATTAACACGACCAACAGACCTCTGTGGGTGCGTGATGTTGTGACCATCATGCAGCCTGACGGTACGACCATCAAGGGCGTGTATAGAATTATCGCCATTCCTACAATTGAGTTCGTGGTCGAGGCTGGAGTCAAGCAGTTCCGCCGCGCCGTCTATCGTGGCCTGTACTTGAACGATGGTGGCGAATAGTGCCCTACATCGATGGCACGCGTACATCGACGCTCACGATGTCGCACACGCAAAACATCACGGAGCGCATCTGGAATCCGTTTGCGACGCAACCTCTCGAGCCTGACTACGACACGCATTTCACCGACTTTCTTTTTGGTGGACATCTTGGTTTTCTCGGATCACTGGCGATTGTTTCGACAGTCAATGCGCCATCACCTGGTGCAACCTGGACCTGGGAACTTCGTGCTAATCTAGCGGTAAACAATGGCCACGGAAGCACGAACTCCGGCTACGTCGTACTAGCATCTGGAACCGAGACAGGCGCCACGACATACAAGGATGTCAGTGTCACATGTGCTGGCACTTTTACGGCATCAGTCTCGACCGACAAACTTTGGGATATCACTGAAACCGCATACAGCTCGAGCGTGGCGCCAACTGTGTTCCCTCCACGGACGGCCTATCGCTGGTATGAGATGACTACGAGTGGCGCTACGGCTGCATGTAGTCTGACAGCGAATGGTGGAAGCATATCGGTCTCCGCAGCTGCGACATCGAGGCGAACAGCAGACTACACCGCGATCTTGTCAGCGAATGGATTCTCAAGCGGTGATGTCCGTCATGACTTCGCCGTTTCGCTGGTGAAGGTGAACACAGTGGCTGTGCATGACATCACGCACGCTCACACCTTCCACGCACAAAGCGCCACGGAGTGGAGTCTCAGCGTTCTCGGAACGACAGACGGCTTCGGCATTGTCTCGACGGCGAGCGCCACCATCAGCACGAGCTCGTGTCTGGATAGGAGTGTGACTGTCATCGGTCGAACCAGAGCATGGTCCGCATCGTATCCAGACTCTCTCACAGTGACCGTCACAGGCTTTGATGGTTCGTCCAGGGCGATAACTGGAACAGGATCGATGTCAGGGTCGGATACATTCGTGGACTATGCGACCACGACAGTCCTGACAGATCCGGACTACGGATCAAACACTTTGACTACGTCGCTCGATGATGTTCCGGCATCTGTCTCATGTGCCATCACTGGCGCATCACTTACAGCTGTTGGTGAAGCGAACACAGAGACGCGATGTATGTTCCGTGGATTCCGCTTCAATGGCTGGTCACTCGCATATGCCACGACACGAAGCATCGCAGGGACAGGCAACGACAGGCTGTTCGCTCCCTGGGAAGGTATGTCCGGATATCGCTACCTGGACATCCAGATCAAGGCACAAAGCGGGACAGGTGTGGCTGGGACCTTCGTCATAACCGACTACCATGGCAACACGAAGACATGGAATGTCACTGCTGCGACGACGTCGTATCAGACAGTGACCATCGACCTATGCAGTCCTGATGCATGGTCTGTCAGTGGTCTCCCACTCACCGACGGGAAGGACAATCCCTACCCACGCAAGAACACCGCTAGCAGTTCGTACGCTGGGTCAGAGAGCGTCGACTCGGCTTATTGGGGTGTCACGTCATGCCAGCGTTTACGCATCGCTACAGGGGCGATTGACCTCGGCACCACGACGCTGAAGCAGGACACCGTCAACGGCTTCACAAACTCGCACTATGTGCCATCTGGTCTGGGATACGAGAACGAGCGCATCACACCGGCCATCGTCGCCGAAGTCGACACCACGACATACTACTATTCTCGCCGCTTCTGGCAACAGGCGAACGATGGGAGGCACGAAGAAGAGTCCGATTATCGCTGGCAGAAGACCGTCGGTGGCTCGACTGGCGTCACGAGCTACAGTGTCACGCCGCTCACAATCGTCGACCTCGTCGGGCAAATCAATACCTCCGATGATTCGATTGTCCGACATCCTGGCTGGACTGCCACAAACAGTGTGGCGTATCCGGGGAGTGGTACTTGTAGCGTGTCACAGCCGCCACTGCGCGACTGTTTCCTCAATGGTGGGACAGGAATCAGTACATGGTTGTATGGCGGTGGAATCCTCGCAACGCCAAACGCAACATCAGGCACTGACTTCGCGTATGGCTTTGAGATCGCTGCCGGCACCATCACAGCACAGACACTTTTCGACTCAATAAACGGCGACTTTATCCCGGATTTGTACGACCCGTTCGATGTCAATGGTGGGACAGATTCCGCTTTGTATCTGCCATTCGGCGCCATCCTTCGTGGTCCAGCGCATGGCATCGTCTTCAATACATCTGGGAACCCGGCGACATCTGGAACAGTGACGCTTCAGCTCTCGAGTGACTCTTCGTCCAGGGGAACAGACTCCACGTTTGACGCACTTGGAAATTACCAGACTGGGTTGCCATATGGTCTGGGAAAAGCGAATCACGCGATCGTCATCGGAGCGTCGAGCGTCGGTGTCAATCCGATGTACTCCGCGAAGCGTCAGCGTGCTGTATTCATCGAGGAACAGCTGGCGGGGAACTGCACGGCTGCCGATGTCAGCCCGGCGCAACAGGCGACCTATGGCGTCGTGACAGACACTGGTGGCGTCAAGCTGTATCACTCGCGAGCACATAATGGCACGAACTGGAGCGAGGTAACGACGCCGATCACAGGCGCTGTCTGTCTCAGCCTGGCGTACCAGAAGCACAGTGGAGCGATGACACTCATCATCATCGTGGATGACACAGATGGCACTGTCAAGCGCTACACGACAGACGACGAAGGGAACACAGTCAGCGTGGCTACAACAATCGGAACCGGTACGCATGGAACAGTCTGTGTCTCACCGAATGGCATGGAGTACATCTTCTTTAGGACATCATCGAGCAACATCCAGCGCGTGAAGCGTGACCCGATGGGGAACGTCATCACAGCTGCATCGAACGTCGTGACTGGCAACGTGTCCGACGATGAGTTGGCGTGCTACTGGCGCCTCGGAGTCATCTACCTGTTGTACACGCACACCTCGACAGGCATCACGATCGTGTCCAGCAGTGACGATGCGGAGACGTTCGCCTGATGTGAACTTGTAAGGTTTTCTTACAAGTTGATGTGACAAGGAATCCTTGTCAGTTGTCAAGGAATGCTTGACACCTTAAAAGGAAACACCTCGAGAGGGGTGCTCGAGGTGTGTCAGGACTAGGAACTAGAAACCGGTTGGACGTTAGGATTATACATCATGGAAGTAAGACCAATTGCATCGCTCTCGACAGAACTGGCCATCGCAAACATCGGCGTCCAGGAGGTCGGCGAGAATCGCGGAAAAGCAGTCGAAGCGTATCAAGCATCATGCAAACCTCCGGTCCCTGCTGGTTCTCCCTGGTGCGCTGCACACGTTCGCTTCAGGCATAAGCAAGCAGCCACGCAGCTCGGCATCGTGTACGACGAGACTTTTCCTCGTTCTGCATATTGTCCTGACTGGTCGAGATGGTTCAAGAACAACGGCCTATGGTTGCCGGTCCAGCACATCCGCGATGGCACCACGACTAAGCGTCCACGGCGTGGAGACCTGGCGCTGTTCTATTTCTCCGCTCTCTCCCGCATCGCTCACATCGGCATCGTCACGAAGGTCGAGGAGTGGGGTGTATACACGGTCGAAGGTAACACGTCGCCGGAACCTAGCGACGAGCTCTCCGTCGAGCGTGATGGCGATGGACTCTATGCCAAGAAACGGAACTGGAGCGAGTTCGGGAAGTTCGGCGGCTTCGGCTTTGTGAACTTCTGACAAACCAAAAGACCACCTGTCTCATGGGCTTCGTCCGGTAAACCGGGGCCATGCGACAAGTGGTCTTCTGTTTGGTTAGTTGTTCAGTTCACCGCTGTGGGAGCAACGGCAAATCAACTATACATTTAGCGCCAGACATGCACCACTTTTTGGTCATGTCGTGGATTCTCTTCGATGCGATAGGACACCACGCCATCGAGCGCGGGGTGAATGTAAATCAGTGCACCCTCCTGGTGTAAGCGCTCCAGGATCTCGTGTTCGCTCGCTTTGAGCAGCCACAGGAGTCCTTCTGGCTTTTCAGCTACGCGAACGGGTCCAGCGGTAACGTCTTGATTGACCGATTGTTTTCTAGCCATATGAGTTTTTCCCTTATCTTTTCATGATGTTCAAAGTGACATGATCTACAGGCTGTCACCAGATCATCCATGTCCTCTGCGCCGGAGCGATCGTATGTATTATGGTGGCACTCAAGGAACTCAGTCGAACCGCATACGACACAACTGTGTCCATCACGCTCGAACACAGCTGCACGAAGTTTCTTCCATCGTGCTGTATCCATGTATCGCCGCCGGTATTCACGCACAGCGTAATATCGTTTTTCCTTGTAGGCCTCATATAGTCGATTATATTCAGCATTAAATTGCGCCTTTTGTAAACGACGTTCGTTTGATGGATTGTCATAAATCGCATCGCATAAAACGCGATCATCTGGTGGCACAGCACCAGCAAGTGTTTTTAGTGCATCGAGTTTCTTTAGTGGTTTGACCATGTGTCCACAAAATGTACACCGCAGACGATAGTGGTCACGTCCAATGGCGTCAGTGATTTTGGTGATCACAGTAGACTCGTGTAAGCACGGGTCGAGTTGTCGATACTTTGGTTTGTTTTCATCGTCCCAGGCCTGCATGTAAACAGCCTCAGTCGGAAGGTCTGCATGTGGCATAAGATCGCCAAACTTCATGACAGCGCCTCCATGATGATCGGCAGGTGTTCCAGCATGATGTTCTGGATTCCCTGCGCGATGTCACGATGCTCGAGCTGCGTATCCTGACGTGTACGCAGCTGCACGTAATGAATCCAGGAACGGATGGTCCCGCTCATGTACATCGTGGTCGGAGTGCACATCGGCAACACCATGCGAGCAGTCTCGGCAGCCATGCCATTCGCGATGAGATCGCGATAGACATCGGTGCAGAACTCGATGGAAGAAGCGACCAAATACAGCGCGTCCTGCTGCTCTTTGGTGAGTTCCTCTATCTTCGGTAAAGGTAGGCTGCTTTGACGGTTGTGAGCGCCAGCAAGGCGCATCTCAGGGACATCGATGTCCTCCGTCACTGTCGCGTACCGCTGGCTGAACTCCTGGAACGCGAAGGAACGGTGTCGCAGAATCTGAGCTGCAATCGCTCGCGTGGTTTTGATTTCTACGCACATCGACGCCTGCTCGAAGATGCTCCAGTGTCCATGGCCGACGCAGTACCGAAGCAGTCGAGTGACATCAGGATTGTCCTGGTTCGAGGGATTTGAGACTCGAGCACAATACCCTATGACCTTTTCAGCGTCTGGCGTTATCCATACAAGTTTAGTCATGAGTTTCCCCTTCAATCTGCAATGGTTCGGATTCTGGTTCCTCGTCGTTCACATAGAAATGCATCGTGCGACGAGCTTCGTCTTCTGACATCGCTTCAGTGATGAACGCCATGACCATCGGTTGCATCGACTCTACTGGATGGACTTCAAGCGGAAGCCCGAACAAGTTGTTCGGGCTGGTCGTATCTTCACTCTTTAGGTATTCGCTCATGTCATTGAGGAATCTTCTGCTGGCGACGAATCCAATGACTTCGAGTCCTTCGCCATATGAGTCACTCATGGCACGCATGGCGTACCTCATCAGCTGTGGCGCATTGCCTATCTTTCCTCGCATCTCCATCAGTTTGTCGGCTCCTCTTCTCCCAGGACAAAGTGCGACCCGTTGTGATATCCCGGTATCGGCTTCGGTGTTGGTGCGAGCTTCTTCAGCGTCGTGGTCTGTGGCGGTCCTGGCTTGATCTGTGGCCGTGCCTGTTGCTGGCCTACCGCGCCATTGCCATCGTCATCCTCGTCAGATGCCAGGCTGAGAAGTGCGCTGAGGCTGTAGCGGCGACCATACGAGAGTGCGCTGCCGAAGCCGTGCGATGTCTGTTGCATGACTGGAACCTGCACGACGCCGGCGATCCACTCGCCTGAGCTGTGAATCACGCGACTCTCGACAGTGATGCTGGTGCTGTGCTCTCCGTCGATTGTGTCCAGCACCGACTGCACAACGAACAGACCATGTTTCGCCATCACTGGTCGAACGACCTCCATGATGGCATCGAGCGACGTGTACTTTGAGCGAAACGCTGGATTCGTGGAATCCTTGACGATTGGTCTGATCTCAGCCTGTGCCTTGACCAGCGCTGGCGCGATTGCGCCTATTGTCTCCGACATTGTCATTTCAAACCCCCTATGTGTAATCCTGCCCGGCTGAGTGCATTTGTAAACGCGCCGGTCCAGTTGATGTTGCGTCTGTCGATGATGGCGCCTGACTGCGTATA